AGCATAGTAGTAGCGAAGTAGAAGTAAACATAACCGAGCAGTTTAACCAAGCCATAGGAGAGTAAGCATGACCACATTCACAATGCAGGACTTAAACAACATACCCGTAACCAAAGAGGAGGACGAAGCAATGGACGCATTGAGCAGACTAGGGGCAGGCGTGCCTTTTATACCCGAACCAACAACTCGGCAGACGCTTGCCAACATGGCAATACCACAACCCGAAGTTAGTGCAGAAGTTCTGCACAAACCAAACATCAACGAGATCATCAACGCCATATCGGCACAACTGCAACTTCTTGCAACGGTCATCAAAGAGAACGCAGAGAAAGGGAATTCCCACGCAGACCAATCCCTTCAAGAGTGCTTGGACGCCACGCTACAACAGGCTGAGTGGTTCAAGGAAGCGGTTGAGGAAAAGGTTGAAACGCTTGTTGATGATATGGATCACAGTTATGGCATTGAAAGCGAAGTTGAGTCTTACTTCAGCAATTCGTTCTGTCTTGATGACCACGTGGACATCACCGCCGAGGTGGAGAGCAAGGTCGAGGACATTGCCGAGGACTTGTTGAAAGACATAGTCGAGGAACGGCTAGCCGAGATTGTTAGCAACAAGTTGCAGAATCTACGTATTACTTTTGACTAAGGAGAATCAAGATGCAGATAATTGAAGACGGGTATGGTGGCGATGCCGATCCATACGAAAACGTACTAGTAAGTGAATGGTCGGTTGCGCAAGCACCGCAAGGCGTAAGCCTAAAGCCTGTCGATGGCTATGGTGAGGTATGCGTCAGCATAGTGAATGGGGTTCTCAGGGTTGCAGTCTACCCCGAAGAAGTAAATGACCCTGACCCACGCTTTGCTGATCATGCTTTGAGTGAGTTGCGTGTGCCAATGGCTTTGTTAGACAACAGGGGGTATTGATGAAGGTAACAAGGGAAAACGTAAAGATTGACCGCATGTGGAAACGCAGAAGTTTGCAAAAGGTAGAGCGAGTGCACAGGCAGAACAAACGCCAACGCACCGCCCTGTATGCCAAGAGGGATAGGGCAATAGACCGCATGCGTATCGGTTTGAAAGATTTTATTTTAGACACAGCAAGCCAACGCAGACCGGTGCGTCATAGCGTGCCTGACTGCCCAAGAATGAGGTGGAAATGATGAATGAAGAGAGTGATGAGTTATTGCTGTTGCGCATGGCGATGATTGGCATGAACTTTATGCCTGAAGAAATACAAGAAATACTTCGTTTGCCTGACGAGCAGTTTTACAGAATCAAGAAGTTAGCAGTAAACAAAATTGGACAACTAACCACAGGAGGATTAGCAGATGTATAACTACCAACACTTTGACAACTTGTATAACAACACACGCAAGCCACCACGCAGTAAGAAGTATCAAGAAAACCAACGCCCACTACGGCGTGTGCCTGAGTCATGGCTCATGTTGCAGAAAGACCCGAACAGTTACGTGGTCAAGATCAACAGGACTGAGGTAGCACGCTACTACCCACCCGATTCGCAGGGTAACTATGAGGTGGCAATACGTGGGCTATACGCAACCTACGACATACACCTGATGTACGTCTTCACACATATCCATTCGTGCATGCCACTCACAACCACGACAGGTGAGGTAGTCAGAGTACCGCTTAACCCATACTACAAGGATCAAGAGCAAGACTTCTCTGCTGTGCTTTGCTTTAATAGTTCTGACCAACTTGTTGTGGAGGAGTCATGGCACTCTGACGTATATCGTTTTGCTAGTACAGATGAGGACAAGGCTAAGCGCAAAGCCCTCAAGGCACAACTCGAAGCATACATCACGCTTCAGATGTTCAAGCTACCTACACTCAAGGCTAACGCAAAGGTCGACGCAGATCAAGGCAGTCCGTTCGGTGAAGAGAAGTTGAACAGTTCAGTACGGCTAGAGATAAACAGCCTGTTCGGTGCGTTCACAGGGGACATAAGCCAAGTACCTGAAGCGCTTAACACCCCACGCTTTGCTCAGTTGTTTGATGAGGTATCGCAAGATGCGTTCAACATGTTGGCAAGCAAGCGGGTATACAACGACGGGGCTTACAACAGCGGTAGTTTGTTTTGGAAAGCCCAAGGGTACTACGGCACTAAGCACCCTGACGAGAAGGCAGATGCAGAGGAGAAGATCAACGACATCATCAACGCCATCACGCCAGATGACCATAAGAAGAGCCTGATCGCACGCCTTATGAAGTATGCCAATCTAGGCAAAGGGTCACAGAAGGTGGCACTACCACAGTTTAGCAACACGTTGCCAAATAGATTTCACTTTTAATTAGGGTATATCCCTAGGAAGGAGGGCATTTTCTTTGTACTTTCTATAAAGCAGTAGGTTATACTTTCTAAAAAGCACTACTAATTATTTATTACTTAACCAAACGAAGGACTTATTACTATGCTATTACTAAATGCAAAACAAGTAGTTAACGCAATCAAACACGTTGGTCACAAGCGCACCATCATCATACAGGGTGAGAATGGTGTCGGTAAGTCAGCGGTGTTTCATACCTTGCGCAAAGACCCACACTTTGCCAATCACGTTGCGGTCGGTCTTGACTGCACGCAGATGTCAGATGGTTCGGTGTGGATGCCTGACATTGATCGTGACACAGGTGTATCTCGTGAGTTACCCAACGAGCGGTTCGGTGTGAGCAAGGCTAATCAACGTGGTATCAATGGCGCTAAGCCATCGCTTGTATTCCTTGACGAGATTGCCAAGGCTAAGCAGTACATCAAGGACGTGCTAGCACCGATCGTCTACGAGCGACGTGTTGGTAACTACGAGATGGCTGAGGGTAGCGTGGTGTTCTGTGCTACTAACCTTAGCACCGAGGGCTTGGGCGACAACATACAGGCTCACCTACGCAATCGCTTGGTGTTTGCCTACATGCGTAAGCCTACGCAACCTGAGTGGTACACATGGGGTATCGACAACAACATTGACCCGATCGTGCTTGCATGTACTGAGCAGAACACGAATTGGTTCGACTCGTTCCTCGACTACGAGGAGGGTGGCAAGTATGCGGGTACACCACAGGATAAGCACAACGACTTGATCTTCAACCCACGCTTATCTCAACAGGCATACATCACACCACGCTCGTTGCACTCAGCGTCAGACATCGTGGCTGAGCGTGAGAACTTTGATGCCGATACGTTGCAGGCATTACTCACAGGTACGATTGGTCGTGCAGGTGCGGAGATCATGGGTGCGTACATTCGGTTCGGTGACGAAACGCCTGCGTTCTCCAAGATAGTTCAGTCCCCAAGCACTTGCCCTATCCCAACCAATCCTGTGGCGCAGATCATTACTGTACTCAAGTGCGTTACACAGACCAACAGTCGTGATGAAGCAGAAGCATGCACCGAGTATGTCATGCGCAATCGTCGTGAGTTGCAGTCTATGTTTGCCAATAACATTGCCAACTCTGTGCGTGCATCGTTGTTCGTTACTGTTAAGCCGTTCCAACAGTTGATGAATGACAACAAGATTTACTTCTCAACCAAGTAAGCAAACGAAAGGAAAACATATGTCTAAGACATGGGAAAAACTAAGCCCACACGATCGCATCGTTGCGGTTCACGTGGACATCAGCAATCACAAAGACTTCGCATCGCTATCAGGTGTCACCTACGTTGGCGATGTCAAGATCAACGACGACATACCCACCGCCGGCACCAATGGTCGTGACGTATGGTATGGCACAGCGTTCTTGATGGCACAGAATCGCAAGCAACTACGCTATCTATGCCTACACGAGCAGGGTCACAAAGCCTTGCAACATTGCACGCTCTACAAGCCGTTGGTAACTAAGTATCCTCGCCTATCCAACATGGCTATGGATCATGTCGTCAACAACATGCTTGAGGAGATGGATCCGACTTACTCATTCATCGAGCCATGCGCAGTTGTTGCACCGCTCTGTGACAAGCAGTACAAGGGTTGGTCATTCGTTGAGGTGTTGCAAGACTTACTCAAGAAAGCCAAGAAGGTTGGCGGTAAGGGTGGTCCTGAGAAGGGTGATGTTGTTGGCGGCGATGGTGGCGATGGTGATCAGCCCTTTGACGAGCATGTCATGGGTGAGTTGACTGAGGAAGAAGCCAAGGTTACAGGGCGACAGATTGACGATGCAGTACGTCAGGGCAAGATCCTTGCCAACAAGTTGGCAGGCAAGCAATCACTTGGTAGCCCACTCGATCGTGCAACACAGAAGCGTGACACTAATTGGCGTGAGTATCTGACTGAGTGGGTTACTGCGCTGTGTGAGGGTGATGAGTATTCTCGCTTTGCACCACCCAACAAGCGCTTGCTACCTCTCGGTGTTGTCATGCCCTCTCACTTCTCCGAAGCAACAGGCGAGTTGATTGTTGCCTGTGACACATCGGGTTCTATGAATGGTATCTACCCTACTGTATTCGGTGAGATTGCACGTATCGCTGAGAACGTCAAGCCTGACTCTGTGCGCATCATTTGGTGGGACTCAGCCGTATGTGGTGAGCAAGTCTTCAAGCCACACGAGTACGAGAGGATCGGTCATCAACTCTCTCCACAGGGGGGCGGTGGCACAACTCCCGAATGCGTTGTGCAATACATTCGTGAGAAGAAGTACCAACCCAAGGGTGTCATTTGGCTTACCGATGGCTACCTTGATGGCAGTAACGCAGTAGTAGATGTACCTGCGATATGGGGTGTTGTTGACAACGACAGCTTTACACCACCGCAGGGTAAGGCAGTACGTATTTATTCTAACTAAACGAGGACATTATGAAACAACTAAGAACTTCCGTATTACATGAGAAAGCATTATCCAACGCAATCAAATTACTCAACGCTATCGGTGCGCAGTATGCAATCAAGGACGCCGAGGGCGTTGTACATGGTGATTTGAAAGCAGTAGCCAAGCAAAAGAAAGCACCATCAAAGTATCCGTATGGATCGCTTTCCACACACATCAGACCATACATTGATGCGTGTGCGGTGAATCAAACTGTAACTATTCCAATCGGGCAATATGATTTGGATTCGGTGTACGGCTCAGCATCATCTATCGCTACTAAAGTATGGGGTAACGGCTGTCACAAAGTAGGAACAACTGCCGACAAGAAAGCCGTCTTGCTTACTCGCACAGAGAAGCTAGATGATCTTGGCGATTTGTTTTCGCAGTTGGGCATTAAATAATATATAACCAAACGAGGAAATCATGACACGATATAACATCGACACATGCGCATTACTAATAGAGTTATCTGTTTCACAATGGACTGCTAGGAAGTTGGACAAGTCAACGACCGAGGAGTTAGTCAGCAACAAGAAGGCGCAAGATAAGGGCGCGGCGAGGGTAAACAAGCACCTGTTCGCAGGGCGCTCTGAGTTGGAAGTGATCAACCAGCACGTAACAGAAACACGTAGTTATGTCTATGACAACACGTTGCCATGGAGTGATTCGGGTATACGCCTGTTGCCAAGCGTTAAGTTCATGGAGTTCAATGCCAAGATGCAAGAGTACGAGGACAAGTTCTATGGACTGGTCAAAGAGTTCGTTACTGTCTACCCCTCGCTGATTACTGCGCAAGCTATGGCATTGGGTGACATGTTCAACCGACACGACTACCCCGCATCAAACGATATTGAGCATCGCTTTAAGTTCAATACCAACTACATGCCTGTGCCTGCATCGGGTGACTTCAGGGTAGACGTTGGCAATGACGCACAGGTAGAACTCAAGAACAAGCTGTCGAAGTTGGCAGACGAGCGTATTGAGTCAGCGATTAACGGCTTTAAGCAACGGCTTGTAGAGCATCTCAAGCGTATGTCGGACAGGCTAGAGGTTGACGTGATTGCAGGTGAGGTCAAGCCACGCAAGTTCCACGACTCGTTGCTAGAAACTGCGCATGAACTGTGCGACTTGGCTACGTCATTGAATATAATCAACGACCCACAGATCGAGGACGCACGCAAGACCTTGAAGAAAGTAATCAATGGGGTTGACGTCAAGGATCTGCGCAAGGATATGCCAACACGTCAGGACATCAAGAAAGAAGTAGATGGTATTCTCAGTAAGTTTGATTTTTAAGGGGGAGTAAGTGAACACATTTAAGACACAATCAATTCGTGACAAGCATCACCTTACCATGCAAGAGGAGTACATCTTGGGTATGGTTAGTTCGTTAGAACCAATAAGCACATCACGTATTCTTTTACTAGCAGAGAAACAAAACGCTATGTCACCATCGACTGCGCACAAATATCTTAAGGAGTTACAACGCAAGAAGTTTGTGCACACAGTTAAATCAGACGACAGCAGACTGCGTGAGTTTGCACCAACAGGTAAGGGAATGGTTTTTTTAGAGGAGTTAAAGCATGCCCATGTCAGAGGTTGAGATACTCGCAATGATGCGAGAGAACGCTGCGTTATGTAATCTTGAAGCTGAGGTGATCATAGCGCTCAAGGCGTATCAGTACAACGAGCAAGAGGTCTTACAAAACCAACTGAACTTAATAGTCATCTGTCTACAACGTCTTGAGGAAGTGAGGAAACGCTATGACCCCCGAAGCCAAAGTAAAAAAGAAAGTAGTTGATGTACTTAAGAAAGGTGGCGCTTATTATTTTTTCCCTGCTACTGGTGGCTATGGGCGTAGTGGGGTTCCTGATATTGTTGGTTGCTATCGGGGTGTGTTCTTTGCTATTGAGTGTAAAGCAGGTACTAACAAACCTACTGCACTACAAGAAGCAGAGATGAACAAAATAAAAGAAGCCAATGGGCAGGTACTTGTTGTCAACGAAGACAATATATCTGATGTAACAATTTTATTGAGGGATATATCATGAGTAAGGAACAGGCGTATCAAATGGTGCAAGATGCTTTGAATCTATGCACAGTAGAGAAGGCGCACCACTCAGCAGTAGTTGTAGTTGTGAATGAGAAAGAAAATACAGTAAGAGTGTATGGGCTAAACATAACCGAAGAAGACGTGCCTGCGCTTTTACTAGAAGCGGCGAGTGAAGTATGCGGTAGCCACATGGACGACTTAAAGAACAGGACATTGCAATGAAAGCCACACCATACAACAACGGCAAGATAAAGATTGGCAACGAAGTGTATCTCAACAAGTTGGTAAACCCACCATATGTAGAGCGTGATGACGACATGCTAGAGTTGCAGAGTTATCTGATTCAAGACCCACGCATACTTAACAAAGAGTATTGGTTCAAGCGTGTATACATTGCGTTTCTTCTGTTCGTGTTGACCATTATCTTGATGGCGCATTGATCATGTACATGATCTACGACGAGAATAAAGAACTCATGCGCACAGTTGATAGGCAAGAAGAAGCACAACAGATTGTGCAACAGCGTGAGGGATGGACATTCAAATGCGTACGCAAACCCGTACTAAAACCTGATTTATCTAACCTAGGAGAGGCGTTGTTTTAACATGGATATTAAATGCAAACTTATTAAAGAACTAAATGATGGGAGTGCCATCGTAACAATTGAGATGGACGAAGAAGCTAAAGATTGGTTGATTGGCGAGGGCTTCATCACTGTGCTACAAGAAGCAATCAAGATTTCAAAGACGTACATTAGCGACGCCGATCTTAAGAAACATACTGCTAAGAAAGTTATCAGGAAAAAGAAATGATTGTCACGATACTTAACATGTTCGCCCTATTTGTCGCTACATGTGCGGTGCTGATATTTATAGTGGTGTTTAGCTTCTTCATGTTCATTATGTATGCCTGCGTACACATTGGGTGGAAAGAGATCAAAGGTATGTCGTTATCTGAGTTATGGGAAAGGATTCAAAAATGAACAATGAACCAGTAGCGTGGATAGACCCTAGAGAATTGGATATGGCTGTATCGACTAGCGTAACAAAGAATAAGCAATTTGATACTGATATTCCACTCTACACCCATCCAGTATCCAAAGCAAAAGATAGATTTCCTAACTATGAATCAATCTGCCTTCAATGTGGCACGACAATTTATAAGCCAGCGTTTAATACACTAACAGATGAAGAAATACTAGAATTTAGAGATAAAGTTCCTTACACGCTTGGTTCTGATTTGATTGAATTTGCTAGAGCAATACTAAGAAAGGCACAAGAGAAATGAGAAAGGTGAGCATACGAACAGTTGAAAATACTATTGGGTTGGCACGTAGTGTCGCTAATGGAACAACCAAATTTCCGTTTATGGGTTATTGCGCAGACTTGATGGAAAAGATGTTAGAAGAAATTAAAGAAGCAAGAAGTAAACAAACTAAAAAGGAGCAGTAAATGTTAGAAAACGTAGAAGCAATACAAGCACCAAAGCCCGCTAAATTATTTGTAGCTACACCGATGTATGGTGGGCTATGCACAGGCGGTTACACCATGGGTATTCTTAACTGTGTGCAGACGTTCTCACCACGCAATATTCAGATGTATTACTCGTACATGATGAATGAGTCTTTGATTACTCGTGCCCGTAACGGCATGGCTTACGATTTCATGCAATCAGACGCAACACATCTAATGTTTATTGATGCCGATATTAGTTTTGATCCAAAAGATATTGTGCGCATGATTGATGCTGACAAAGACATCATCTGTGGGCTGTACCCCAAGAAAGAAATTAACTGGAAGTTGGTGCATGATGCTGTGCAAAAGGGGGTTGATTACAAAGACTTGGCTAATTACACAGGGTCGTTTGTAGTAAACCTAGTAGGTGGTGCAATGGAAAGCACAGGCAATATCAACGAACCCATGGAGATCGACAACGGCGGTACAGGCTTTATGCTCATCAAGCGCAACGTGTTTGAGACGCTAAAACCCACAGTACCTAAGTACACCAACGACATGATTCTTATTGTTGATAAGAACCCACAGAAGAAAATTATTGATGAGTTCTTTACCACTAGCATTGACGAAGAGTCAGGCAATCGGTTGCTATCAGAGGACTATCACTTCTGCAAGATTGCTCGCAAAGCTGGCTTTAAAGTATATGCGGCACCTTGGGCAAACCTAACTCATAGCGGTACTTACAACTTTAGCGGTCAACTACCAAGGAGTTAAGATGCTACCTAATTGTGAACTAGTAAAAGCAGACGGCACACAGTTCCTTGTGTTCAAAGGGCAAGACTTAATCTCAAACCATTTGAAGAAAGAATTGTACGAGAATGACATACATCAACTAAGCCTTAAACTTTTAATTAACGAACCTGCGGGTGAGGTGCTAGACATCGGCGCTAACTTGGGTACGTTTTGTATACCGCTTGCTAGAAAAATAGCTAAGCATACGTACCATGCGTTTGAGCCACAACGGATAGTCTATTACCAACTGTGTGCCAATACGTTTATTAATGGGCTAGATAATATTCATTGCCATAACTTTGGATTGTCTAACAAAGAAGCACGCCTAGTATTACCCATGCCCGACTATGCTAACGAGGGCAACATCGGTGCGTTTAGTATGGACAAAGAAGTTCGTGAGAACGAATACGAGTGCAAAACCGAGGGTGCCAAAGAGCCATTGGTAGTATTTACCTTGGACTCAGGCGCGCACCAAAACGTACGGCTTATCAAGATTGACGTAGAAGGGCATGAACTTGAGGTAATACATGGCGGTATGAAAACTATCAAAGCAAACAACTACCCACCAATTATCTTTGAAGCGTGGACGTGGAAGCCATGGTTTGAGCCCAAGCGCAAAGAGTTGTTTGAATACCTAGAAAGTCACGGCTACGAGATACAACAGCTAGGGCAAAACAATTTAGCAACACACAGAAAGAACAAATGAGCGCACCATTCGACAAGATACTTGTCATTGATTTTGAAACACGTTGGGATAGAAAAGAGTACACGCTCTCTAAACTAACGACTGAGCAGTACATACGTGACCCACGATTCAAAGCCTTTGGTCTTGCGTATAAAGACGTTGCAGAAGAAGGGGCACCCACATGGGTATCGCACGATGACATACCGCTATGGGTCGAGTCTATCGACTGGAGTCGGACGGCGGTGGTTGCGCATAATGCGCAGTTCGATGTGGCGATTCTCTCATGGGTGTATCGGGCAAAGCCTTGCTTTATCTTTGATACGCTCTCGATGGCTCGTGCCTTGCGTGGTGTAGATGGGGGCAATGGCTTGGCAACGCTAGCTGAATACTACGAACTACCACCCAAAGGTAAGGCTGTGGCTAGTAGCGATGGCTTGGAGTTTCTGACCCCTGAGATAGAGCAAGAACTTGCTGAGTACTGCAAGCATGACGTGTGGCTGTGTGAGCAGATATTGGAACGGCTTGCCAAAGAAGTTGAGGGTGGCTTTCCGTTGAAAGAACTCAAGCTAATCGACATGACGCTCAGAATGTTTACCAACCCCACACTAGAACTAGACAAGGACATGCTCAATGAAGCGATTACCGATGAACGGCAAAAGCGTGAGGCGCTCTTGGAAAAGATTGGGATTGAAGAGACATCGCTTGCAAGTAATGAACAGTTTGCAAATGTATTGCTTGAACTTGGAGTTACGCCACCGAAGAAGATTAGCAAGACGACAGGTAAAGAAGCGTATGCGTTTGCCAAGAACGACGCCCTATTCCAAGCGCTACTCAATTCCGATAATGAAGATGTTGCGTTACTCTGTGAGGCGCGTCTCAAAGTTAAAAGCACGCTTGAGCGTACAAGAGCGCAACGTTTTGTTGACATTGCAGAAAAGGGTAATCTCCCTGTACCACTCCACTACTACGGCGCACACACCGGTCGTTGGTCTGCGTCCAAGGGTTCGGGGCTTAATCTACAAAACCTCAAGCGGGGGTCTTTCTTACGCAAGGCTATCTGTGCGCCGAAAGGTTTTACCCTCGTCGTATGCGACCTCTCGCAGATTGAGCCAAGAGTTCTTGCGTACCTCGCAGACTATCAACCCCTTCTTGAAATCTTTGCGTCGGGTCAGGATGCGTATGTGGCTTTCGGTGCACAAATGTTTGGGATACCGAACCTCAATAAAGAGACGCACCCCGACCTCCGTCAGTCGGCTAAGTCAGCGCTTCTAGGTTGTGGGTACGGCATGGGTTGGGCTAGCTTTTCTGCACAACTTCTTACAGGTTTTCTAGGTGCGCCACCTACCATGTATGACAAAGCGTTTGCCAAGCAGTTGGGCGTAAGTACAGAAGACGTAAATACCTTTGTCAGTTGGGATCGCAACATGGAGATGCTAGCTAACATACCGCACACATGTACAGACAAGGAGTTGTTGGTTCACAGCCTAGCGTCAAAGAAGATCATCGACATTTATCGTAGCAAAGCACAACCAGTTGTCAGCTTGTGGGATTTATGCGGTGGGTTGATCAAGCATAGTCTTGCAGAAGGTAACGAATACACATACAAGTGCTTGACATTTTCTAAAGAAAGCATAAGATTACCAAGTGGGTTGTCGTTACGATACCCAAACTTAACTGGCACCGCCGATGAAAAAGGTCGTGTTCAGTGGCATTATGGCGCCGATAAAAAGAAGTTGTACGGCGGTAAAGTAGTAGAAAACATTGTGCAAGCAGTTGCTCGGTGTGTGATGACGGACGGCATGCTCAGGATACAAAAGAGGTATTCCTGTGTATTAACCGTTCATGACGAGGTTGTATGTTTAGTACCTGAGAACGAAGCCAAAGAAGCTGAGGCATGGGTGCTAGAGCAAATGGTGGCTGATCCACCATATATGAAAGGGATACCGCTTGATGCGGAAACAGGTTGTAACAAACGATACGGAGAAGCAAAATGACGGAGGAAGATCAAAAACGCTTAGCTGACTTGCAGGCTGTTGTTGACGAAAACCCTGAGTGTTTTACTGAAAGCGAGAATACGGCAAGACGTTTGCAAAGAGATGGCGCTACCCTTAAGCAGACGGCTGTCATTCTGCGGTGTGGTACGGCAACGGTTCGCAACTACTTAAAGCGACGCCAACGTAGGATAGACAGAGCAAGGCAGATGATTACTGACATCCACGAAAGCTACGCAAACGCACGAGAGAATCAAGACTTGCGTATAGCCTACACAGATAGGGGAAACGCTAGCGAAATACTAAAATTACTACTACCACACATAAATCAAATCAAGGAGTTATGCAAATGAAGATACCAAAACAAGTAACGATAGGCAAGACCAAGATCAAGATTCGTCAGCCCGAAACATTGATAGTAGACAAGCAGACATGCAGAGGTTGTTATCTTAGAGATGACAAAGAAATTAATGTTGCCCACGCTAATACATACGGCATGTTGTACGACAAAGAAGAGCGTAGCGAAACCTTTTGGCATGAGCTTACCCACGCCATACTGCATGACATGAAGTGCAAGCTAGACTACGACGAGAAGTTTGTAACTGCCTTTTCCCAACGGCTTGACCAAGCCATCAAGACTGCGAGATTCTGATGAACGCATACAAATTGGCAGACGAATTAGATAAATTCAACAAAGATGGTATGCCTGTGCTAATCATAAGCCAAGCAATTGATATGCTACGCAAACAAGCAGAACGCATAGTAGAGTTGGAAATGACTAGCAACGTAGGAGAGATTGCGGATTTATTAAAACATCAAGCAGACTACATCACTTTTTTAGAGGAGGCTTTGGACTCTTCAATTAAATTAAACAAAGCACAGGCAAAAAGGAGTCGTGGTGAAAATTAAATGGAGCCACTCAGGGCTAAAAGATTTCGAGGGCTGTGCAAGACGTTACCATGAAGTTAAGGTACTCAAGAACTACCCATTCACAGACACAGTACACACCATCTATGGCAAGCAAGTGCACGAAGCCGCCGAACTTTACATTAAAGATGGCACACCCCTACCCCCTGAGTTTGACTTCATTCAACCTACTCTTGACGCACTTAACAAGAAGACAGGGCGCAAGCTGACTGAGTACGAGATGGGCTTAAAAGAAGACCTGACCCCCTGTGCTTTTGGTGATGCAGATGTGTGGGTGCGTGGCATAGCTGATCTTTTAATCATTGACGATGACGGACTCAAGGCTAGGGTGGTTGACTACAAAACAGGCAACGACAAATACCCCGATAGAGACCAACTCACGCTCATGTCTTTGATGGTGTTTGCCCACTTCCCCCACATACGCCAAGTTAATTCTGCCCTGCTCTTTGTTGTGAAGAACTCGATGGTCACGCAAACGATGACCGTAGAAGAGAAAGACTTTCATTGGTGGCAGTATCGGGAGAGAGTAGCCAAACTTAACGCTTCATATGACAATGACGTGTGGAACCCCACAAGCACACCGCTATGCGGTTGGTGCCCAGTTAAGAGTTGTGAGTTTAACCCCAAACATTAGGAGAGCATCATGGCAACAAAGAGAGACTACAAAGCAGAATACGCAAATTACGACGGCACAGAGATGGTTAAAAAGAAACGTGCCCAACGTAACAAAGCAAGACGCATGCTTATGCGTGAAGGTGTAGTACACAAGGGTGACGGCAAAGACGTAGATCACAAGACACCCTTGAGCAAAGGTGGCACAACAGTACGTAGTAACTTAAAAGCAGTACCCGCAAGTAAAAATAGATCATATAAACGAAAGGCAGATGGGTCAATAAAATGAAATTTCAAAACACATATGGTGTACGTAAATCACTAAACTACTATTGCGCACAAGCAAACAGTTGTTTCCCAACAAGTGGCAACAAATCAGCAACCAAGAAAAAATGGTTAGAAGATAAAGACCTATACCTTGGTGACATTAGCGGTACGGAACGAGTTCTTGTAGCGGTGCATATTGTTACAGACGAGCATAAGAAACCGTTGTTAATGGATGCTGTTACTGGCACGTTGTACAAACTACAAGACGGCAGGTGCTATTCATCAGATCAGCTACACATGAATAATTTTACAAAAGTAGAAGGATTAAATGACCGCCTCATGAATGTTAAAAGCGATCAGTTTGCAGAAAGCGAGTAAACGATGGGAATAACAGACGAACAATACGCAGAACAGCTTGATAAACTAAGAGCAGAAGTAAGACAAATACACGCAACAAACATAAGTACAGGCTCTTCAGCTAAAGCATCACCGCCCTTGAAGATGACAAACGATGATTTAGATCGTGAAGCATGCAGGGTTTCTATATCAACGTTGGTTGATATGTGGGTGCTACGTTGGCAAGACAAGTGGGTAACTGAAGACGAGATACGTGATGCCGATGACTTTTGGCGTATTGCGTTTGTGCGCTTAGAGAACGTTAACAAGATAGAGAAACACACACTTGGCGATTCATACGACAAGGTGTACAGGATCATAGAATAATGCAGATAATCGAAAACAAGGCGCTGTTATTTAAGACACGTAGTCCCGACAAGTACAGCGTAATACCGAGAAGCAAAGTCGTTAGCGAAGACAACGGCGTGTTTGAAGTGGCTGTGTACTGGGGGCTAGATGAAGTGCGGGTGCTTCGCAACCTAGGTGTTAAGAATCCACCATCACCCATTACCGCTAAGTACAACTGGCCCGGTCGACACAAACCATTTGCACACCAGATCGAGACGGCATCGTTTCTCACAATGAATCGCAGAGCGTTTGTGTTTAATGACCCCGGCACCGGCAAAACATTCTCTGCGTTATGGGCGGCTGATTATTTAATGAAACTAAAGCAAGTACGCAGATGCTTGGTTCTATGTCCGCTATCCATCATGCACGACGCATGGATAAGTAGTATTGGTAAAAGTATTATTCATCGCACGGTAGTAGCGGCACATCACACACAGGCATCACGACGCATTGAGATGGTTCAAGGTGACTACGAATTTGTTGTGGTAAATTACGATGGATTGAACCTGATAGCTGACGAGGTTGCCAACGATGGGCGCTTTGATCTTGTGATTGTCGATGAAGCAAACGCATACAAGAACCCGACAACCAAACGATGGAAGTCGCTCAACAGAATACTTAAGCCTGATACCATGCTTTGGATGATGACGGGTACACCGGCATCGCAGTCACCTGTGGATGCCTACGGCTTAGCCAAGTTAGTAAACCCTAACGGCGTACCAAAGTTCCTTACAGCATGGCAAGACAAAGTTATGCACAAGGTTAGCAAGTTTAAGTGGGTACCAAAGCCTTCTGCACAACAGGATGTGTACGACTCATTACAGCCTGCAATACGTTTCACAAAAGAAGAATGTACCGACTTACCGCCGGTTCTGACAGAAACACGTGACGTACCCCTTACCGCACAGCAAGTTAAGTACTACCGCATGTTAAAAGACCGCATGCTAGTACAAACGGCAGGAGAGACAATCACCGCAGTAAATGCCGCCGCAGGTGTTAGCAAGCTGTTGCAGATAAGTGCAGGAGCCGCTTATACAGACGAGAAAGAAGTTGTGGAGTTTGATTGTGCGCCTCGCTTAAACGTACTACTTGAGGTGCTAGAAGAGACAAGCCGTAAAGTTATTATCTTTGCACCATTTAGGCATAGCATTGATACCATTTATGTACACTTACAAAAGCACAACATTGCATCAGAAGTTATACATGGTGATATAAGTGTTAATAAACGTACTGATATATTCAAGCGCTTTCAAACTACTGATGCGCCAAGAGTTTTAGTAATTCAACCGCAAGCTGCATCACACGGTGTAACATTAACTGCGGCTGATACAGTAGTATTCTACGGACCTGTTATGTCTGTGGAGACGTACTTGCAATGTATTGCTCGTGCAGATCGTATTGGGCAAACTTCTACGAATGTAACGGTGATACACTTACAAGGTAGTGAAATAGAAAAGCGGATGTTTGATCGTCTTGAGAAACGTGTAGAAGGACACGATCTCTTGCTAAGCCTGTATAGGGAGGAATTAAGTTCCTAGGAAAAACCCTATATCAGGTTGAACACCTGTCTTTTTAGTTGTAAAATATTTTACAAAGGAGCATATAAATGCCAAACGAAGAAGTAATACCGCTAGATAAACTAGCACGTGTATATCGTAAGATGTACGCAAAGGTTCAAGAACTGACAAAAGAATATGAAAGTCAGATCGAAGAACTTAAAGCAAAACAAGATGAGATCAAGAATGCCATGAAGGATCAGATGATGGCGCTTGGTACCAACTCAGTAAGGACTGCGGAAGGCACCATCATCTTGTCACAGAAGACGCGCTACTACACAGACGACTGGGATTCATTCAAGCAGTTTGTTGTACAGCACGACGCATTAGATTTGTTTGAGAAGCGCATTGCGCAGAAGAACATGTCTATGTTTTTAGAAGAAAACCCCGGTGTAGTACCTGCTGGGCTTAACTCGATGTCTGAGTATGCAGTAACAGTTCGTAAACCAACTAAATGAAGGAAAGTACCATGGGCGAAATTGCCAAATTTAATCCTGCACAAACCCCCGCTTTTGCTCGCAAAGGCGAATTATCAACACTAGCCAAGAGCCTTGCAGGTGGCGGAGTAGGTGGCGGTGGAAAACGTATCTCTATCAAGGGCGGTGTATTCCGTTTGATGGCAGATGGTAAAGAGATTACCTCGATTGACGATCGTCACCTCGATGTAGTTATTGTTAATGCGGCGCCTAAGATTAGCCGTACCTATTATGAGGGTACGTATGAAGAGGGCGTATCCAAGGCACCTGATTGTTGGTCTGCTGATGGTGAGAAGCCTGATCCAACGGCTGAGAATCCACAAGCTAGCGATTGCGCATCATGCCCAATGAATGTTAAGGGCTCAGGTCAGGGCGAGTCCAAGGCTTGCCGTTTCTCACAACGCCTTGCAGTAGTTCTTGCTAATGACATTGGTGGTGATGTAATGCAGTTGACCCTAGCCGCTACTTCGATCTTTGGTAAAGAAGAAGGTGATAAGCGTCCGTTGCAAGCCTATGCAAGATACCTTGCGGCTCAGAATATTAGCCCTGAGACACTTGTAACCCGCCTGCGTTTTGATACCAAAGCCGCAGTACCCAAGTTGTTCTTTCAACCTGTTCGTTGGTTAGAGGACGACGAGTTCGAGATTGTTGCCGAAAAAGGTCAGTCTACAAGCGCTAAGCAAGCTATCACCATGACGGTAGCTAAAGCAACTGAAAAGCCATTACAACTTGAGGGGGCAAAGCCAAAAGCTAAAGCACCTGTGGTTGAAGCCGATACCGATGATGGTGTAGATGAGCCTGAGAAGCGCAAGCCTGCGGTAAAAGCAAGCGCAGTCCCACAGAAGAAAGCTAGTAACTTAGCCGCAACTGTTGACGAGTGGGATGACGAGTAAATATAAGGGGGGCTTAGCCCCCCATCAAACGAGAAGATCATGGCTTATTCAGACACAATAAAACAAACTACAAAAATGGCACCGAAGACGCTCGGCAATCAGCTAGGGCGTTGGGCAATCAGCTTAGATTTCCCAGTAATAGAAATAGCAAAATTTACAGGCGCAACAAGACAAACTGTGTACAACTGGTTTAGCGGAACGGATGTAACGCCTGCTTACCGCATGCGGGTTCAGTCCTTGTTGAACATTCTACAATCTAGCAATACAGCAGAAGAGGCGATGAGAAAATGCAACAAAGCTTAAACGAACACCCAGTAACACCAACAGCTTATACAGACCGTGAATTAGTTGAATACGCTAGTCGCCTTGCGCATAACGAAAAACTTCCTAAAACGTGGCAACTCGAACTAATTAAGCGTCTACAAAACAAGATAAACAACGGCATTTATTAATCTGAAAGGTTTCACATGACGTCGCAGGAATTCCTAGCGACTGTGCTACCGTCTTCGGGTAAATACTGCACCGTTGAAATTAGCACAGCAAAACGAGAGCATGTTTTCGTTGACTCCATTGACGAGTTGTATAACGCTGCCATGGCGTTTGATGCAAAAAGCTACAACGCTTTCTTTGCATTAGCTACGTTTGGGGTTAACGAGCGCAAGGCTGAACACGCAGTAAAAATGAAATCATTGTTTTTGGATATTGATTGTGGAGTAGGCAAGGACTACGAGAAGAAAGTAGATGCGGTTAATGCACTAGCTAAATTTTTAAACGAGACTAATCTGACTGACCTAGGCTCACCTTGGGTGGTGACTAGTGGCGGTGGCTTGCATGTGTATTTCCCGTTTGCTGAAGAAGTAGATATTGCTACTTGGAAACCTGTTGCAGAGAACTTAAAAAGGTTATGCAAGAAGCTAGGTTTTAATATCGACGCTTCCGTTACAGGTGATGCGGCTAGGGTGCTTCGTGTACCTGACACCCACAACTACAAGCAAGAGAAGCCACGCAAAGTAATCCTCAAGGCAGAGGGCGATATTTTTGACTTTGAGGCGCTAGCAAACCACCTTAAAGAAGCGATTGGCGAAGAGGCATACGAAGCAGTACCGCCGTTGCAAATCCCCGGAAAACGCCCCAAAGCCGCTCAAACAGCCAATAGCGTCAAGCTAATAGAAAACAGTGTTACATACTTTAAAACTATCGGCGATAAGTGCGGGCAGATCAACTACTATCGGGAGAACGCTAGTAAGGACGGCATGGAGCCCTTGTGGCGGGGCATCCTCAGCATAGCTAAATTCTGTGATGACGGCATTGAAGAGGGCTTGGCGTTATCTGCGCTACACCCCTACGATACAGACCGCCACAACAGCAAATGGCGAGCCATTAAAGGTCCTTATGCCTGCTTAAAGTTAGATGAGACCAATCCAGGAGTGTGCGATAAATGCCCACACAAAGGCAAGATTACCAACCCACTAGCCTTGGGTCGGGAGATCAAGGTCGACAACGCTCCAAAAGAAGTTGTAGTAGAGACAGAAAACTCCACG